TAACAGACATCATCGGTGTTGATACATTCGACATCGGCGGGCTCAACAGCACTAACGATCTTGACAACTTTGCAACCGGCGTCACCCTACCAACCGCACGCTACGACGCACTGCTGCTTGCTTGGGAGGCGCAAGACCCCTTCGATGGTATGGCTCCCAACTTTGGTAGCTCCACATACACAGGCGGTGGTGCTGTTGCTGCGGCCCGCGCAAGCCTTATCTCTCGCGACAGTTGGACAATTACCGATGGAGGTGTCGCGTAATGGCTATATTAACACAAGCATCAGGATATTACATCATCGACAACCATGCCATTGAGGTCCTCCCTGGTCAGGTGGTGTCCTACCGTGACACTGCTCCGGTTACGGTGTGCAACGACCGTGCTAACCTTATCGCTCAGTATCGGATACAGTTCCCTGAGCAGGCGAACCGACAGTTCCCACAGGAAGAAGGCGAGTGATTGACCTAGTAATCTACGCCGCCAACAAGGCCACTCTGCGCACGTTCGCTGTTGCTCGTGGTCTACTGGAAGATCGTGCGCCTGTTCCGCCCGGCGGATGTGCTGGCGTGGCTCACTGCTAACAGTCTCTCCGGCCATGAATGGGCCGGTGGCAACTTCTACTGACAAAGAAAGAATTTAATGCTTTTAGGCGGGCAACCTCTTGCAGCCGTGCCGCTGGCTGCGTCACCGCGCATATATGATGCTCTGACGGCATCGGGCGCCATCACGCTACCCGCGCTGACAATATCCGGTGCAGCCTCGCGCGGCCTGGACGCCACCGGGGCCATCACGTTGCCGGCGCTGACAATATCCGGTGCAGCCTCGCGCGGTCTTGATGCAACCGGCGCGATTGTCCTGGGTGCGATCACGATTAGCGGCAGCGCTACGTTGGGCATTATAGGCCGCACGGTCTATGCTGGGGCATCAGTGACAACCAGCACTCTCACTACAACCGGCCCAAATCAGACAGCGGATGAGGAATAAAATGGCGACGTTTCACATCAAGGAAGATGACGATTCTCCGACCATTGCGACCACGCTCAAGGATGCGGCTGGCACGGTCATCAATCTGACCAATGCAACGGTCACGATCCGCGCCAAGCGGATCGGCAGCACGACGCGGGTGATTGACGGCGAAAGTGTGACGGTATCGAACGCGACCGGTGGCGTGGTGCAATACCAACTCAGCACCACCGAGACGGCCACGCATGGCGTCTATCGGCTGGAATGGGACGTGACCTATAGCGGCGGTCGCGTCGAGACCTTCCCGAATGAAGGATATGATATCATGCAGATCGAGAAGGCGCTTTGATGCGGCTGTGGGACTATCGCGCCAACCGGCGAACCAGCGCGCCTGCGGTCGAGCCAATCACAATCCGCGAACTCAAGCAGCACCTGCGCATCGAGGACGATGGCGAGGACGAATACCTTGCCGTGCTGATCCAAGAATGCACGCAGGAACTGGAGGACGTGACCGGCCTGGCGTTGATCACGCAGACCTGGCAACTGACGCTTGATCGCTGGCCAACGCGCGGACGCGAGCCGTGGTGGGATGGCGTGCGCCAGGGCAGTATAAGCGAATTGCTCGGACCAGCCAATGCAACCGACGTGCGCCTGCCGCGCTATCCGCTGGCTTCGATCACGTCATGCACGGTCTACGATGAGGACGGCACCAGTACGGCAGTCACGGTTGGCAGCACGTTTGACGTGGACACGGCAAGCCTGCCGGGGCGACTGACGCTGCAAGTCGGCGCGACCTGGCCGGTGGCGCTGCGGGCGAATAACGCCATCGAGATCGTCTACGTTGCCGGCTATGGCGCAGAGCCTGACGACGTGCCGACGCCGATCCGGCGCGCGATCCGGCAGCTTGCGGCGTTCGCGTATGAGCATCGCGGCGACGGTTGCACCCCGGCTGATGCTTATGTTGGCAGCGGCGTTGATAAGCTGATCCGGCGCTATGAGGTGCTGGAAGTCTGATGGCGCATCCGTCATAGGCGCTAACACGGCAGATGTTTCGGCGTCTTTTAGCATCATTCTCAACAGCGGCGCTCCGCCTACGCGCGCAGGGATTCCGCAGGAGAATTAACCCATGAAATGCTGCGATATGAACGCCGGCATGTTGCGGACGCCCGTAACATTCCAGCGACGAACCCGCGTGGCCGATGGCGCAGGCGGCGCAACCGAGACATGGGCCACGATTAGCGGCGCTGCGGCGCGGGCCTATTACAAGGCGCTATCTGGCTATGAGCGGTTTCTTTCCAACCGGGTCGAGGCGCGGACCAGTGCCAGGATCGTGGTGCGGTACTTCTCGGGCCTTCGCGAGGGCGACCGGGTGCTGATCGACAGCGAGGCGCACAATATCACGTTCATTAACAATCTGGAGCGGCGCAACCGCTGGCTGGAGATCGATATACAGGGCGGGGAGGCAAGCTGATGGTGATGGTCAAGCCGAGCATCGAAGGGCTGGCGCAGATGCGCGCCGCACTTGCCAGCCGGCAGAAAGAATTGGATGCGGGTATCCATGAGGCGGTCACGAAAACCGGCCTATGGCTGCACGGCGATATTATCAAGCGCTATCAGCGCGGGCCGGCGTCTGGCACGATTTACACAAAATATAATCCGCGCCGCAGGCACCAAGCCAGTGCGCCATGGCAAGCGCCGCAGACTGACACGGGTCGGCTTGCGGGCGGCATGACATTTCGGCAATTGCCCGATGGCGTTGAGATTGTGAACCGCGTGCAATATGCGCGGGCGCTGGAGTACGGCCACAAGTACAGAACCGGCCAACGCATCTTGCCTCGGCCAGCATGGCGACCGGCGCGCTATAAAGCGGAGCAGCTACTAGATCGCCTCATTCTTGACGTTATCAATCGGTTTACGCGATGAGGCCGGCAGAGATACAGCAGGCCGTTTATGACGCCGTGAACGTGTCAGCGGTTACAACGCTTCTGACCAGCGCCAGCACAGAAACGCCGATCTGGACGCTAGGTGCGCCGCAAGTGGTCGATGCCGAGGCGGCGGGGAACTTCCCCTATATCACGCTCGCCTTCCTGACTGACGATGGCTTTACGACCAAAGACGACGCCGGCAGCGAGGCGTTGATTCAAGTCGATGTGTGGCACCGGACGCCAAGCGAACTCGCCATCAAGGCCATCGCGCGGCAGGTGTTCCTGGCGCTGCATCGCGTGACGCTGGGCGGGCTGACCGGCCACGTCACGACCGAATGCACCGATATGGAATTCATGACCGAGGACGACGGCATTACCCGCCGCGCCATGGTCGAGTTTCGGGTGGTTAGCCTCGGCTAACGCTCCAACGACCGCGAACGCGGCACAGATCAACCGGCAATCTCGAAAGGATCAAATAGATGGCCGCAGCAGCAGGGCGCAATATGCGCGTCCAGTACAAAGCCACGGCGTCCGCGGCCTATGCCGACATGGCGGGCGCGCGTACCGATGGCTTCACGATCAGCAATGAACACATTGACATCACCGACAAGGACGATTCCGGCATTGTCACCTATCTGGACGACATTGGCCGCAAATCGTTTGAGATGACGGTTGAAGGCGTGCTGACCACCGGAACTTTCCTGGGCCTGGCCGCAAATGCCGGCGTCTCGGCGGCAACGCACCTGTTCGCTTTTGACGTGCAGTCTCTCGGCACAATTGCCGGATCGTTTGTCATCAACTCGTTTGAGGGCAGCGGCGCGGATGGCGCAGAGGCGGCAACCTTCTCGATGACGGTTGCCTCGAGCGGCGCAGTGACGTGGACAACAACCTAGTTTCACGTCGCCGGTGATCGGGCGGGCGTATCATGCGCCCGCCTTTTTCCTATTGAGGGGTGCCCCTCAGAAAGCAGAGGCTCAAAATGGCTGGCGTATTCCGCGAGATTGAGATTGCCTACCAGGGCGAAACCTATTTCATCACGCCATCGGTGCGGATGCTTCGACGCATCGAGGGTGATGGTGATATTAACCTGCTGGGCGTGATTCACAAAGTCGGCACGCAAGCCGAATCCGGCGCGCTGCCCATCTTCGACCTGGCGACCATCGCCTGCGGCTTTCTGCGGGAGGCCGGCGCTAAGGTTAGCGAAGATGACGTTTACGGCGAGATGATGCACGACCTTTCGCACAACGAGGCGCGTTGGATCATTTCGTTCTGCGAAACGCTGGTAACGGCGATCAGCCCACCGGAGGATGCAGCCGGCCCAAAGTTGCCAGCGGCTCCAGCCGCAAAGCCCAAGCGCACCCAGAAGTCGAAATAGAACCGATTGCCTGGAATGCGCTTTACCTCAATTGCGTTCGCGGGCTGGGCTTGGCGCCGAGTGAGTTTTGGTCGATGACGCTTGGCGAGGTTCTGCTATTGTTGCAACATCACCAAGATGACCAGCCGGGTAACTATCCCGGCAAGCTGACAAGGCGAACGGTGCGCGAGTTGCAGGATTGGATGGCGCGCGGCTATCCCAAGGAAGGCTAGAGCATGGCACTGCCCGAAATGCGTGTGAAGATCGCGGCGGACACAACCGATGTCCAAACCGACTTTGCGAAACTCAACCAGACGCTTGACCGGCTCGAAGATAAAATCGGGATGACGGTCAATGCGTCTGGTCGGTTGGTTGATAAGTTCGGGCAGACCAAGCGCGTTACCAGAGACCTGGAACAAGCAATGCAAAAGGCCGGCGTTAAGACCGACGACCTGGCCGACATTATGCTGCAAGCGCGCAACCAGGCAACCGGCCTAGGCCGCGCCATGAAGGTTGCCAACGATAACGTTCGGGCGGCTGGCGCGGTTGCCTTGCCGCAAGCCACGCGATCAAGCGGCGCGTTCGGGCGCAGCTTGCAGAACGTCTCGTTCCAGGTTGGCGACTTTGCCACTCAGGTTGGCGCCGGCACGGCTGCGAGCATTGCCCTTGGTCAGCAGTTGCCGCAGTTGCTCGGCGGCTTTGGCATTCTCGGCGCTGCGCTTGGCGCGGTGGTGGCCATCGCGGTGCCGCTCACTAAGTCGCTGGTTTCGATGACGGAGGGGGCAAAGCTAACCAGCGATCAATTCGGTTCTCTTGGGCCGGTCATTGTTGACGTTGCTGACGCATTCAAGTCGCTTAAACCTATTATTAGCGATGCGCTGGGTTTCCTGGCCGAGCATCTGGAAAAGGTGTTGCTCGGCGGCGCTGCCGTTGCGGCATTCTTTGCTGGCAAATGGGTTGCAAGTTTTGCCGCGGCCAGAATTGCCACGATTACGCTTGCAGGATCGTTGAGCGCGCTACGCGGCGCGCTAATGGCAACCGGATTCGGCGCGCTTATTGTGGGGCTTGGCACGCTTGTCCAGCAGTTGATGGACGCGGATAGTTGGCTGCGCGTGTTCCTGGCGCGGATTGGTTTGCTGACGGCGACCACAAAAAAGCAAGCAGAGGCGGTCGCCGAAAGTACTCGCCAAGAGATCGCCCATTTACAGGCCATGCAGGCAACGGCTATTGCAAGCGCCGAGGCGCGCGGGCGCAACATCGAGGACATTAAGATTATCCAGAATCGGGCGGTCGCAATTGAGCGCCTGACGGAGAAACTGAAATCGCAAGAAAAGCAAGTCAAAAGCCTTGCTGATGCCGAGGCGTTGGCAAATGCGCCTGTTGTGCTGCTTGATTTCAGCAAGAAAGACGATTCAAAGGACAAACTCAAAAAGGATATTGAGGACCGCAACAAGCTGCGTGACGAGGAAATGCAGCGCCAGCGCGAGCGGCTGGCAGAGGGCTTGCAGG